GTCTACGATTCAATATGTATTCAGCAGTATCGTGTATCATTTCCTGTTCATACAATCTGTAACTCTCGGCGAACCAAGGTTTAGCTGTGGTGCTGATCAGTTCGTCTAGCGCCATTTTCAATGCATCTAGGTCAGATTCAAATGCTCCAAATGCCTGGGAGATAAGTGATTGTTTTTCTTGTAATCGTTTGGCAAACTCTTCCATTTGTATGCGAGATGTCGACACAGTGTGAGTAATTTTTTCTACTTCTATGTCAGTATCTCGGCGCATGGACATCATTGACATGAGCTCTAGTTGACTGCGAAAGTTTACCAATTCACTTAGTTTCATGTTACCACTCAAATAAAGTTTGGAACGTGTTTTCTGTGTTGGTGGCTGAACTCAAATCCCAGTCCAATACTCCCAACAAGTTGTCAATCTTTTGATCTACTACAGTGGCTTCCATTTCTGTGTCGTCAAAGGGTAGTTCTTTGAACCAAGCTGGCAAGTTGGTTTCGTCTGTGGGATAACCTATGCTGGTCCATCCCAAAGGATTGGATTTCAACTTGCACACAATGGTCTTCATGCCATCTACAATCTGCATGCTGTATTTGTCACCATTCATACGACGTAGATTGTTCCAGTTGATGGCAGCACGCACATGTCCCGGCATGTTGGCCCGACCTTGACGTTCTTCTTCTTTGGCATACTTGGTTAGATTGTTCACACGCTTGGGACTGCCCTTTTCCCAACCCGGTCTCTCTTTAAACACATACTTGAACTCACGGATCTTTTCAATGATCTGTTCACGTGTCTTGCCTGTCAGCACATCATTCAAGATTTCACTGAGGAAGTCTTGGATCACTTTGGGTGTATCGCTACGCTTTAAGTCCAGGCCCATGGCTTTGACCCGACCAGGTTCACCGTGCGTGTCCACACGCTTGTTTTCTTTGTCATAGTACATGACAGCATAACGCTTCTTGGTTATGAACAGGCCCTTTGAAGCCACAATCTCACGACCGCCACGTATGACCTCGCCCATGGCTCGCGGCACATGGAATGCCTGTTCCATGAATCCAGGAAAACTTTTATTGACCTGATCTGCTATACTGTTGTACAACTGCACAGCCATTTCTCGGCTCCAGGTCATACGGCCGGCTTCTATCTCAGGTTTCAGCACAGGATATGCTGAAAAGTAGCATGAATCTGTGTCGCCATATATGATGGACTCACCCACGTGATCATACACACCAGTGATACATTCGTTAACATAGGCATCCATGTGCTTGGCAATGGCACGCCCAGTAAGTGTAGTACTTTGTCCAATACGCTTGTCAAAGAATCTACAACCTGGATTTAAAATAGCACCATACAAACTGTTTAGATTAATCTTCTTGACCAGCTGTCTTTTGTCCCAGTATTCTTCTTCTTCAGGTGTGGTGCATTCTTTTAGTCGGGCCTGCATTTCTTTGCGTTCGGCGTACCAGCGTTTCAGCAGGCCAGGAATCACTGCTTCACGTTCATATGTAAATATGGTTCCATTGGCCGTGATCATCCAAGGCTGATTGCTATCAAAGATCATCTTCCATACGTCGGCAGCACTGTGTACACTCTCCTCACCGTCTTGCCAGTCCACGGTGATTTCTGTGCCTGGCTTTTGCTCCATCACAGCCGTGTATTCTAGACTACCAAACAGGCCTTCCCAGGCAGCAGCAAAACTTGATCCTGATCGCTGTTTGTCTGCAATATAACGATCAGTCATGATGGGTCTGAGTTGTCCTACAATGGTCTCGGGTCCCATGTTCAATGCACGAATTGCTGATGGATACAAAGAGTTGATGTCTATGCTTCCTACATACTCGTGTATGCCTTTGCGAGGATAGGCCACATAAGCACCTGCGGCCTGTGTGTCTTCATCTGAATAGCGTTCTTTGCGATTGGGCACCACAAGTCCACGCTCGTGGGCTTCGTTGATAATGGCCTGTTCAGTCACAGCCACAGCACCCATAGTAGTCTGTAGCAACACAGTATTTTCATGTGCTAGTGTATTGGCTAGATCCAAGAACTTCAGTTTCTTGTCCATCTGTGCCAGACCGTTGACGTCCTGGCGATTGTATTCAATGAACTTTTTAAAGTTTTGATTGTACAAAGCATCTAGTGTGCCTTCAAACTTGGTCTTGCCTTCTAATCCTTCGTATTCAAGTATGGCATCCAGACTGTAACTGTGTCGTTCCTCGTATGTGTACTTGCGATACAGTTGCATATAGTCCATATGCACACGACCAATTAAGTCATAAGTTTGACTTTCGTTGCCAAAGCGTTCAAAGGTCCGACTCTTGGGATATTGATTCCATAAACAAAATCTGCGAGTGTCGTCTTTTGACAGCACACGAGTGACTCGATTTACTGTGTAGGGAATATCATAACCTTCTGAGTTCCACCCACTGAGTGCATCAGCATCTTCAATCACATCCAAGAATGTGTTGAGCATGTCTTCTTCACGTTCACACAATAAAGTATCTGGAAATTCTGCACAGATTTCTTGTGCAGTTTCCCAACTCATGTGTTTGGGAGGAACTACAAGTGTGATCAGTCTATCTACCCAGCCTAGGTATACTGATATAGCAGTGATTGGATTAAATGGATCTTCTGGACGACTAAATCCTCTTTCAGGATCAAAGTCTACCTCAATGTCAAAAAATGCTACATTTAACTTAGGACCGTCTTGACCTTTGTAGTTTTCTTCCAAGCAACGGAATATGGGATTGATATCTGACTCGTACAGTTGCCGGCCCGATTGTATGCGGATTTCTTTGCGGAACTCTTTGTTGTTGCGAGTGTTGAATCTTGACACTGGAGTGCCGTAGATTGAAACAAACTTCCCGCGAGGGTCGTCGTAGTAAAACACATAGTTAGCCGGGTACTCTTGATATTGGCGTTCGCCATCGCGGCGTTCAACTACATGTATGCGATCGTGTTCTCGATCAAAAAGTGCATCAATATAACTCAAATCTTTCTCCGTTTATGGCCGGTAAGCCGTGATTCATGTTCGTAATGTGAACGACTCTGTAAATATTTATAGTAGGATTTCAATGCTGGATGAATATTTCCAAAGTTCTTTTTTCAGTGATTCTATTTTATATCGATGTCCTGGAACAAAGTGGCCCAATGGAAAATCTGCCAATCTTTGATGTTTCTCAACTCCGTAGTTACGCAACCACTTGTTGAAATCAGAACTGTTGTATATCTGTTGTCTTACATCATCCACTGTGATAGTAGCCCCACCATTGGTTTTCATGTGCCCGGCAGTGTCCCAGCTAGCAGGATCATCGTAACACACATAACTTTCCAAAAGTGTCTTGCCCAAAATATAGCCATCCAAAATCAAATCTGCTTGATCAAAACTGTGATATTGTCGAAATGGAAAAATATCATATCCTAGTTCTCTACCGTCGCATCGCACATGTACTTCTTCTTGTGACCACTGTTGAATCAACTGCATGCGGTGAGGAGTGGCCATGTATATTTCAAGTTCGTGTACCAACTCGTTGAGCTCGTGCAAAATTGCATCGATGATCTGTTGTTGAGTAACCAATTTTGCGTATCTGTAATCCCACAAGGCATAACAACTATTGGTAAAATGCCTATGCAAACGATTCATAAGGTCAGAGTCGGCCTGATCAACAGAGTCAGGAATGTCAAACTCTATTGAAAAGTCCGTGGCCTCTAGTTGATTGATTGTGTTTTTCAAACGGTTGTAGATTTCATCAATGTTAGCCGGCGGCCTTACATATCTAATAGGACAACATTTGAGTAGGGTACGTGCTTTGTCGTTCAACAACACTGCGTATTGCCAAGCACGGCAACCCGGATTGTCTATTAAATCAAATTCAATAACTTCTGCCAGTTCGTTGGTCTGCTGATCAAAGAAGTTGTATCTGGCTCGACTCATTGATTAAAGAGTTTTGCCTACTGTGGTTAAAATCTGTTCCAACAACTCGTGATCTTGTTGTTCACGACCAAACTCGGCTTTGTGTGCCAGCTTGATGGCTTTTTTAAGAATGCTGGGTTTAACTTCCATTTCTTCAGCAATGGCTTTGACTGTGTCATTCAAGCCGCCTGTGAGAGTCTCAATCTCATGCATGACCTGCATGCCTTCATTGATGATTTGGGTTAGTTTAGCTGTTTGTTCTGCTGTAAATACGCGGTTTGACATTTGGTTCTCCTAGTTAATAACACATTGTATGTGAAATAATAGACAATGTCAAGCAAGATGCTCACTTTTGGCTCAACGGTAGCGAATCGTTTTACCAGCCCAGCAGCCGGGCATTCGGTCCTAAGGCCAAATTCTATTTGCGTCCGATTACCATGTATCGGGTGTATTCAGTTTCGGGATCCTGCAGTTGCATACGTCCATGATACATGACTTCACTCAAAGGAAAACGATCTATGATGCTCTGCGTACTTTCAAAGTTTGTGTTGGGATCATGGTCACGTCCTTGGAGCACCACCAAGGTGCCGTCAGGTATGTTTAAAAACCATGCTCGTCCTGGCATGTTGGTAAGGCTGGTATTGACCACAACACCGGAACTGCCCAGCTGTCTGTAGTCTAGTCGGTTGGCATCGGCCAGCATGTATTCCACATTGTCAGCGCCGGCCAGGTCCAACAACCGACGGCTGGTCGTCAAAAACTCTTTGTTCTTTTCCACAAGTATGATTTGATCTGCTGTGATTCTGGGCTGTAATTTCATATACAAGGCCAGGTTGCCATACCAGGATCCCAGTATGTAGACTGCACTAAAATCTTGTTGTATGCGTTCTAGTTCCGTGAGCAACCAGACCTTGCTGGCTGTGAGGTCACGTGTCATGCTGCCTGACAGGCTACTACCACTGCTTTCGTCTAGGTTAGGCTGGTGAGAATGGAAATCTTGGAGTATCACTACCGTCGTCCTCGGGCCATACTGGGTAATCGTTAGGGTTCATTTGCCAGCTTTCTGTAGTGCGGCACCGTTGTTGAAACTAGGGCTCCAAGAGTTAGGAACCTTGGCGCCACCACGTGCCTGACTCCAGTCATATCCAGCTCTATGTCCGCTACAATCCTTGGTGCATGGACTGCCCAAAAAGTTTAGTTCGTCCAGTTGTTCTTCTGTTACAGGTCCACCTTCGACCCAAGCATCACAGGTACGTTTGGCAGCACATTTGAATTTCAAAAACTTACAGTAACCTAGATCACCAGCATCAACGGTATCGTGTGCATCACTACCCGGTTCACTGCCAATACCTCGGGCTATACAATCTAACATGTCATCTGAAATGTCAAAGGCCGCACAGTTGCCGCAACGATTGTTTTTAACTGATTCGATGTCGTCGGTGTTCCACTTGTCTGCTAACTCTGCCCAATATTCTTCGTTGGGTTCCGCAGGATTGAGTGGACCGTAGTGGTATTCGTCTATGGCCTTTTGACGATTCTTCAAGTTCAAGTCAATGCTTTGCGTGGCCGGTGGACAACCTGATTCTACAGCTTCGATAAGATTAATAAGCTCTCTCATAATATAATCAATTTACTTGAGCAAATTCACGTAACAATCTAAGGGCTTCTTTCTGATCGTCTGCTTGGCAAGTAAACTCTTTGGTAGCACCACTGGCACAAACTACTTTAAAAGTATAGTTTTTCATTTTTTTCCTTTATTGCCCCAATTGGCGGCACCTTTCTTACGACACTGAACAAGGGCACCTGATGCATAAGCACTGGGCCAGACCTTGTAACGACTTTTTACCTTACGATAGCAGGCGTCTTGCTTTTCATCCAGTTTTGATTCCTTGCCTTGTACAGCAGTATTTCTAGTTGGATCTGGTGCCGACGCAGCATGTGCTTTGGGCAAAAATTTCTCAATACTTTTCAGAGTTAGTGGACCCATGACACCGTCCACATCTAAGTTGGCATCAAATTTAACATTGAGCATTTGTTGTATTCTACGTATTTCGTCGGAACTTTTATTTTGTAAAGTTTCTTTGACCTTGGTGGCCACATTCTTTGCGGCACCACGTCGTTCTGGGTTAGGATCTTCTCTGCGCTTCTTTGCCGCAGCACTAGCACGACCCTTTTTGCCCAGGGCATGTGCTTTGCTTTGTGGCAAGCACTTGGGTTTGCCTTCTGAGCTAGAACCTCGGGCACAGTCGCCACGGATCTTGCCGTCGGGGCCAAAGCGTACCCATTTCTCCTTGAACCATTTTTTTAAATCTTCGGCCAGCGCCGTTTCTGTTTCTTCAAGAGATTTGGTTGCAGGCTTGATACGATCTGTAGGAAGAGCATGCGTCTTCCAGTATTCTTCAGCACCAACTGGTGTGGGTGCTCTCTTTTCTTGACGTCGGGCCCGGGCCACTTGCTTGCCTTGCTTCAGCAGGGCCAACTGGCGATCTATTTCTGCACGTTGTGCCAGTAACCTAGGTAGCTCACTGGGTGTGTAAGGTATGCCATATATCTTGCTGGCCTGCCGGATGGCCTGTTCATAGTCTAAGCTGATGCCTTCATGGCTGGCATCTCGCATGGCCATAGCAGCTGCTTTGAACAGCAAATCTCGGCCGGTGATTTCTGGACCCGTTTTTACTTCTTCCACAGGTACACAGTTGGGTACCTGACGGTCACCCTTCTTTTTCATGCCGGCTTGGCGATAACCGGTCCAACAGGCTTCTAATATTTCTTGATATCTCATGGAC